GTAGTGCCGCTTGTGGGCTGGGGTGCTGGCCCTTGGGGTGCTGGCCCTTGGGGTATTGGTGAGGCGTCTACGGACGCTATTCGTTTGTGGAGTCAGCAGAACTACGGCGAAGACTTGATCTTTGGCCCCCGCGAAGGCCCAATCTACTACTGGGATGCTACGTCTGGCTACACACCAATCACGTTCTCTGCAACCGTGGCCAACCCCACAGTGATCACTGCCGCTGCTGAATACGCTAACGGTACACCACTTCGCTTTGCACCTGACTCTGGGTCTACTATGCCGGTGGGCATTCTTCCCGGCGAGATGTATTACGTACGCAATGCCGCAGGTTCTTCGTTCAATATCTCACTGACTCCCTCGGGGGCGCTCATCCAAGTTACTGTTGCCGCTGTGGGTGTATGCCGTATCCTGTCAAACGGATATAAGTTGGCTGACTTTGGAAGTGCCACGGACGTGCCAATCGAGCAAAACTATTTGTTGGTGTCTGACATCAGCCGGTTTGTGTTTGCGTTTGGTTGCAACGATTACGGCTCCTCTGTGGTTGACCCGATGTTGATTCGCTGGTCTGACCAAGAAGACCCCTTTAACTGGACACCCGCATCGACCAACCAAGCTGGCTTCCTGCGTTTGTCTCGCGGCTCTGAGATTGTCACGGCCACTCAGTCACGGCAAGAAGTTTTGGTGTGGACAGATGCCGCACTGTATTCACTCCAGTACGTGGGCGCACCGATTGTCTGGGGTGCGCAGCTTGTGGGCGAGAACATCTCCATCGTGGGCCAGAACGCCGTGTCGTACGCTACGGGCGTAGCCTATTGGATGGGCAAGGACAAGTTCTACAAATACGATGGCCGCACGCAGACATTGAACTGCGACTTGCGCCGCTACGTCTTTGAAGACATCAACACCTCGCAGTACGCGCAGGTGTGCTCAGGCACCAACGAAGGCTTCAATGAAGTCTGGTGGTTCTATTGCTCCGCAAACTCTATCGACATTGACAAGTACGTGGTCTACAACTACTTGGAAAACGTGTGGTACTACGGCAATATGGCACGCACCGCATGGCTGGACTCTGGCCTGCGTGACTACCCACTGGCGGCAACGTATTACAACAACATCGTGAACCATGAAGACGGGTTGGACGACAACGCTACGGCCACTACATTGCCGATTGTGGCCTCTATTACTTCTGCACAGTTTGACTTGGATGATGGCCACAACTTCATGTTTGTGTGGCGCGTCCTGCCTGACGTTACGTTTGAGGGCTCGACTGCAACGCCGCCCAGCGCTACGATGTACCTGCTGCCATTGAAGAACTCCGGCTCTGGGTACTCGGTCAACAAGGCTACCGATGCTGACCACTCTGTGGCCAACCAGAGCTTTGCATCCATCACACGGATTGCCACGCTGCCGATTGAAGAATTTACAGGTCAGATTTTTACAAGGGTGCGTGGTCGCCAGATGTCCATCAAGTTTGAGTCCACCGAGTTGGGCGTGAACTGGCAGTTGGGTGCACCTCGTATTGACATGCGTTCGGATGGCCGTCGATGATCGTTACCTCTGAGTTTGAGCTTCAGCGCATCTCGCCGCCTGCATTGCCGCAAGCGCCGGAGGATTACCAGCGCCAGTATCAAGATCAGTTGAACAGCGTCTTGCGGTTGTACTTCACCCGCTTGCAAAGTATCGTGGGGCAACTGGAAACACTATCAGTTCCGTACGGAGCTTTTTCCAGCGACCAAGATCAAACTGCTGTGGTGAACACTGCTACGTTGATGACGCTGAACACCACGGATTTTGCAAATGGCGTATCAATCAGTTCTTCCAAAATCACGGTGGCCACGGCAGGGGTATACAACTTGCAATTTAGTGCCCAGTTTCAAAATACGGATACTGCTTTCCAAGATGTGTACATCTGGCTTCGTCAAAACGGTGTAGACATTCCCGGATCAACAGGCTTTGTTTCTATTCCAAACAGACACGCTGGTACGGATGGGCACGCAATCGTTGGATGGAACTATTTTCTAAATATGGCGGCAAATGACTACGTTGAGATTTATTGGTCTGTGCCTAACGTTGCTGTAACCATCCAGCATCTTGCCGCTTCTGGCACGCCAACTAAACCATCGACCCAATCGGTTGTTGCTACGATGTCTTTTGTTTCTACGATTCCGCCGTAATACCGTGTAACAACGCACCGCTTGACGTTGATTCGTACCTCGCCGTGAGAGATACTATGCGTCCCTCTTTACAAAGGTGCGAACATGAACGAACTTGAACTTTTTAACCGGTTAGCGCGTCACGTGCGACCCGCTTTTACCGCCTACACACCCATCGAAACGATGGACATTCCCTTCCCTGAAACGGGTCTGGACAGCATGGACGGGCTGATGATGCTCATCTACTTGGAAGACATCTACGGTCTGGACGACGAGATAGCCAAGCATTTCACATTTACCACCCCTGCTGAACTGATGGCGCAAGTGCACCAGCACAAGACGCAAGAACCCGAATCGGTCGATGCTGCGATGGAGTTGGCCAAATGATTGCGCTAACCCACACCCGAACCATATCCACCGAGGCCACAGAACTGCTTGAGGACATTTCTTTCCCTCAACGGGTACACTGGCTACCCGAGACCTACGCTCGCGTCTCCACGGGCCTGTTTTACCCTCCGCACCGGCTTGCCGAGAAGGTGCTTGACCCTGAGTTGATTAAACTCCTGCGGGATACCCCGTCCAAGAAGACGGCGTTTATTTTGGCGGCAGGCAACGCCCACTTTGCTGGCATCCCCTCATCCCCTCGGGATTCCCAACTGTCGTATAGGTACAAACCCCTACCTTTGACATTGACGCAGGTCTACGCCAGCCGAATCGCCCAAGCGTGCGGGGCGTCTGATCACATCGTGACCGACTCTACGGCCTGCGCATCCAGCCTCAAGGCGCTCATGGACGTGCAGACTTTGCTAAACTTCTACGGGTTTACCCGAGTAGTTGTCTTGTCCGTGGAGGACGCCGTATCAAATCTGGTACTGGAGTTCTTTGGTGAGACCAAGGCATGTCTGACTGCCAAGCGTGAGGCTGATGAAGGCATCGTCCCGTCTGCTTTTGACTCCAAGAACGGTAGTTTTCACGTTGGCCAAGGCGCTGTCTTTGCCGTATTTGAGTCTGCTGAGGGGGTGGCTTCGTCGGGGTTCAAACCTCTGGCCAAACTCATGGGGGCGTACACCGCCAGTGAGCCATGCACCAACGCACTTGGGCAACTTGATTCTGGCCTTGGGTTTGTCAAAGCGGCGCAAGGTGCGATTGAAGTTGCAGGTGTTTCAAGCAGTGCAGTACGCATTGTCAAAACTCACGGGACTGGGACACTATCCAATAACGTGTCAGAACGCAATGCTTTATCGCAAATTCTCCCGGATGGCTTCGTTGCCACTTCCTATAAACCTGTCATTGGGCATACAATGGGAGCCAGTGGGCTGCTGGAAACTGCGCTCTTGGTTGACTCTTTGCGGGAAGGAACCATGCCAGCGATTAGAAACCGAACCGAAGAAGACCGCGTATTCTTATCGGAGCCCTTACCGACCCCTGAAGGATTGGTGCTTAGCCTTGCGGCGGGTATGGGGAATGTTTATTCAGCCGCAGTGCTGTCCATAGGAGCCTGACCATGCAGCTTGTAGATAGTAACAAAGAAGAATTAGACACCTCCACCATCATTGCACGTGCAGTGGGGGAGGCCAAAGACGCTGGCCAGTTGCCCAAAAACGTGACCCTGCAAGCGGCCATCCTCTCCGTCATCTCCGAAGGCTCTATGCCCAACACCAAAGTTGAGCAAATTGGCAACACTGTGTTCATGTCGCATTACAGTGAAGACGGTAAAGAAGTTGCCATGCGTGCGTTTAACGCGGATACTGCGCGGAACTATTTGGAAAGCTCCATCAAGTACGTCAAAGCATTGCCGGAACAGGGAGTTGAACGCATGACCAGCGACTTCTCAGACAAAAAGATTTTGCAGTTGTTCAACACAATCGCTCGCCGCCCCGAACTTCAAGAGTGGGGCATGCAAGTGTATAAATTGAACACAGGTGCAATGCGTGCATACGTCGTATTAAAGGGTGCGTAATGGGTGCAGTTGCTGATTTTGTTGGGGACGTAATAGGCGCAGTTGGTGATGCCATATCGTCAGTTGGTAAAGCCGTCTTTAAGTTGGTTGATTTTGTCGTTGACAAGATCATCGACCCCGTTCTTTCAACAGTCAGCAACGTTATCCAAGCCGCACTTGATAACCCGATAAAAACCATTGCGCAGGTTGCTGCGATTGCCACGGGTAACGCATGGGCACTCCCACTCATTGAAGGTGCAGATGTTGCCGCAAAGGGTGGCGATTTGGGGGATGTTCTTGAAGCCACTGCCAAAGCGTACGTGGCCCAAGAGATCGGTTCCTATGTTGGGGGTAAAGCCACCACCGCAGTAGCCAAGGCTACTGACAGCGCAATCGCAGGGCAGATTTTTGGTAGTGGCGCAGCCGCTGCGTCTGTTGCAGTTGTAACCAATCAAGACCCCCTCAAAGCGTTTATCTCTGGCGGTGTGGGTGCAGCTACCGGCGCAGTGCTGGGTAAAGTTGATGAGATGACAGGGGGTAAGTTTAAAACACTGCCTCCTACCGCACAGGCGGCTATTCAATCAGCCATCACTGCGCAGATTACAAACAACCCCAACCCGTCTGCTGCCATCATGGGCAGCATTATCTCTGCCTCCGGCATTGTGACGGACGCAATCAAGTCGTTTGATCCTGACGGTACAAAACTTGACGCCACTCAGCGCACCATCTTGACCGATGTGCTCATGG